ATTTGGAAGGAACCAGGATCTGCTCCTATCACTCCTATTAATTCTGGTGCAAGACTAGACATTGGTATGGACATCATGGCAAGCTATAAGGATCAAGTTCTTAAAGCATTTCACGTAGATTGGCTATTGCGTCAACGGAAGAATGAGAGACAGACTGCATTTGAAGTATCTGACGAAAGAGATGAGAAACTAAGAATGATGTCTCCTATGTTGGGCAGACTACAAGTAGAGTTGTATGGTCCACTAATCAAGAGAACCTACAGACTACTAGGGGATAATGGAGTGTTTCCAGATGCACCACCACAGATTGCGGAGGCAGGTGTGAGTCTCGATATTTACTATACCTCTCCTGCTGCTAGGGCACAGAAGAGTAATAAGGCATTGAGTGTTCGTAAGTTTATTGAAGAACTAGGGCTACTCGCTCAACTTAATCCAGATGCTATTGACATATTAGACGTGGATGAAACTGCATTGGCTATGGCTCAATGGGGTGATATTTCCACTAGAGCTACAAGAACACCAGAACAAATCATGGAAGTTCGTAGTGCTAGAGCAGCAAACCAAGCTAGACAGCAACAAGCAGAGAACGCTCCATTAGAAGCGGATGCTGTGAAGAAAATGGCTGAGGCTAGGAATATTTCTGCACAAACTTTAGTATGACCATAAAAGAACGAGCAGACATCCTCATCGAAAACGGTGAGAAGATAAAAGCATTCAAGCGAATCTTCAAAGGGAGAAATGGTAAACTAGCCATGTCTTTACTTGAAGATATATGCTTTTATAACAAATCCACCTACGTTAAGCATGACCCACAAGGGACTGCTCTTAATGAAGGTTGCAGACAAGTCCTTCTGAAAGTGAATGAATTTATATCTATGGATGATGCAGAAATAGATAAAAGAACAGAAGATAAATTAAAAATGATTAAACAAATAGGATAGTAGTATGAGCGAAGAACCAGTAGTAGAAGCAGTAGCAGAACCAGTAGCACAACCCACACAAGCAGAGCCGAACTTAATGTCTCAGGCTAAAGCTAGTGTAAGTAGTGAACTTGATTGGATGAAGGGAATAGATGAACAGTTCCTTGCTAGTCAATCAGTTACTTCTGCTAAGACACCTAATGACTTAGCAAAACAAGTATTTAACTTAGAGAAGGTAATCGGTAAGCCTAGACTCCCTATGCCAGAAGAAACTTGGGGAGAGAATGAATACAATGAGTTCTACCAAAAACTAGGTAGACCAGAATCTCCAGATGCTTATAAGCTAGAGGGACTACCACCAGAAGTAGCATTTTCAGATGATGAGAAGAAACAACTCCTCACATCACTACACCAGAGTGGATTAAATAACAAGCAAGCTAATAGCGTCATGAAGGCTATTGCGGAGAGAGAACTTAATCTTAGCAAGTCTGTAGAGAATAAGTTCCAAGAGTCTGAGATGAACGCTAAAGCCACACTAGAGAAAGAGTGGGGTGATAAGTTTGAACATAACCTTAGACTAGCATCTTCCACTTTAAACCAATTAACAGATCCCGATACAGCTTCTCAGTTGGAACAAATGGCAGGGAATAATCCTGCGTTCATTAAGCTACTAGCGGAAGTTGGAAATAAGTTCATGCGTGAGGACTCAGCATTCAAAGGTCAATTACAATCCAATAGCTTTACTTCTCCTGTAGCAGCTAGAGGGGAGATTGAACAACTTAAAGCAGACCCACTATTTATTAAGCAACTAATGACCAAGGAAGATCCTGGACATAAGCTAGCTCAAGAGAAGTGGACTAATCTACATAAGCAAGCATACCAATAAATTTTATTTATTGGGGAGTAAATAAGGTGATGGTTGAAAAACTGTCACCTTTTTTTATTGACTAACAACAATATACGAATAACAGTTAATATTAAGACTTGTCCCTTTTAATTAGGGGAACGTTAAGGATGTCCTTATTGGGGGTAGCTTCCTGTTCCATAAGTGGGATAGCAAGACGATAAACTAATAATTTAATCAAACAATAAGGATATAAAATGAGTTCACAGGTAACAACTGCATTCGCTCAACAGTATTCAGCTAACGTAGAATTACAATTCCAACAGATGGGATCTCGCTTACGTAAATACGTAACAGAAGATCCAATGGGTGCGGAATACAAATACTTCGATAGAATCGGAACTGTTTCAGCAAAACTAAAAGGAGCAAGACACGCTGACGTTCAGTATAGCGACACTCCACACAGCAGACGTAGAATCACTTTCGAGGATTTCTATCATGCTGATATGATCGACAAAGAAGATAAACTTCGTATGTTGATTGATCCAACTTCTGAGTATGTATCTACAGCCGTAGCTGCACTTGGACGTCAAATGGATGAAATCATCTTGGACGCTGCACTAGGAACAGCATATAGTGGTAAGACTGGTTCTACTTCTGTATCATTCCCAGCAGCACAACAAATCGCTGTTAATTATGTAGAGTCTGGTTCAGCAGCAGATAGTAACCTAACAATCGGTAAACTACGTAGAGCGTTAAGTTTATTGGAATCTAATGAAGCTATCATGGAAGGTGAGCCATTGGTTTGCGTATTAAATGCAAACGCAAAGCAAGCACTTCTACGTAGCACAGAAATGACTTCTAGTGATTTCAATACAGTTAAAGCTCTTGTAAATGGAGAACTTAATACTTTCTTAGGTATGGAGTTCTGTAGAACTGAATTGGTTCGTCAAGATGGAAGTTCTTATAACCGTATCATTGTTATGCCAAAGTCTGCCCTTAAAATGGCAATCGCTCAAGACATCTCAGCGAAGGTTGATTCCATCCCTCACAAGTTCCACAACTACCAAGTTCTCGTAGAGATGTCCGTAGGGGCTACTCGTATGTGGGAAGAAAAAGTTGTAGAAATCAAATGTGACCCAACCAAGTAAAATTAGGAGGTAAAATATTATGGCATCTACAAAAGCAGAAAATATCACACTTCTTGACGCTACACCTCGTATCTCTATGGAGACAGGTAGCGTTCATGGCAAAGTCAGAACATTCATCGATACTGTTGCTGTTACAGCAGGAGACTTCGATGCAGATGGAGATTACGTTGTTCTAGCAGAAGTTCCTTCTAATGCAAAGATCTTGAGCATTAAGTTGTTCAATGATGACTTGGATTCTGGAACTGATACTGCACCAAACATCGGTATCTACAATGGACCAACTAAGTTCACTTCTTCTACTCCAACTACTTATGCAGCAGGTGGAATCGTTGACGAAGATTGTTACGCAACTGCTATTGCTACATTCCAAACTGCTAACACTACTGGTGTTGAAGTGGCGTTTGAAGCAAGAAACATTAATGCGATTAACAACTACGTTTGGGAAGATGCTGGACTACCAGAAGATCCAGGTGTTCAACTACGTATCGTTGCTACTCAAACAGCAACTGTAGCAGGTGCAACAACTGGTGACATCTCTATCATCGTAGAGTATGTTTCTGAATAACATTTCCTATTAAGGAAAATCATACTACTATGTTAATCTGGGGTGGGATATTGCTTGTCTCACCCCTTTTTTTATATAAGGTTATAATATGGCAAATGAAACAAGTATAGCCAATGGAGCATTGGTTAAGTTAGGACAACAGCTAATTACTAGCATTAATGACTCATCTTCCAACGCAGCTAATATTTGTAAGGAAAGAATTTCAAATGCTAAAGAAGTAGTTCTTACTTCATTCCCTTTCAATGGGGCAGTATCAAGAGTAACACTAGCAGCAGATGTAGGGACACCTGCTTATGACTACTCAAACCAATTTACATTACCCTCAGACTGTTTACGATTAATAACAGTAGAACCTGCATTTGCAGACACAGATTACGCACTAGAAGGACGAAAGATCCTATTCTCTGGTGACACTTTAGAAATTATTTACATCAAGAATATCACAGACTACAATGAACTAGACCCTCTAGTGAATGAGTCTATATCTTGCTACCTAGCTTACGACATTGCTTACCTCATAACAAATGACAATCAAACAACTGAACGTATGATGCAGATGTATGAGAAAACAATCAAGAAGGCTAAAGCAGCAAACAACAGACAATTAAAGAAACTATCATTCTATGCAGCTAATTGGTCAGATGCTAGATTGGTTGGTGGGTATCCTTCACAATATCCGACTCCTACAACATGAGAATAAAGGTAACTAAGAATTCTTTTGCATCGGGTGAAATCAGTCCACAGTTACGTGGTAGAACTGATATTCAACAATACTCCGATGGCGTAGAACAGCTAAACAACTTCCTTGTGAAACAACAGGGAGGTATAGCTAAAAGAACAGGAACTAGATACCTCGGTGAAGTTCTCGATCAACTCAAAGCCCTAAGACTCCAAAAATTTGTTTACAATACAGAGCAAGCCTATGTTCTGGAATTTAGTGAGTATAAAGTAAGGGTATTAAGAAATGGAGGATTTATTACAGAAGCTGACTCAACTATCACAGGAGCGACCCAAACTAATCCTGTTGTGGTTACGGATAATTCTCATAACTATTCTAATGGGGATGTTATCACTATTAGCGGTATTTCAGGGATGACAGAACTTAATGGCAAGGAATACAAGGTTGCCAATAAGACTGCTAATACCTACGAACTAACCGATATGTTAGGGAATAATATAGATGGAACTTCATACACAGCTTATTCTACTGGTGGGATTAGTGAGAGACATATCATTCTTACCACTCCTTATACTGAGGCACAACTAGAGGGATTATCATTTACACAATCTAATGACGTACTTTATATTGCTTCTGAAAGTCACTTACCTAGAAAGATTAGTAGAACATCAGATACTGAGTGGACTATTGATATTATGTATGCTAAAGATGGTCCTTATGGGGCTGAGAATCTTACAGATACCACTCTAACCCCTGCTGCTACTACAGGAAGTTCAGTCACAGTAACTGCTTCTGTTAGTCTATTCGCTTCTACAGATGTTGGTAGACTTCTAAGAATACACCATGATGGTTCTACTCCAATTGCTGGATGGGGAACTATTGTGTCATATACAAGTGCTACTGAGGTTGCCGTATCTATATCCTCTGCATTCGGAGCGACTACAGCATCTGAGGTGTGGAGATTAGGGGCGTGGTCTGAGACTACAGGTTATTCGGGGACTACTACTTTTCATGAGAATAGACTATTCTTTGGTGGAACAACATCAGAACCTAATACATTTTGGGGAAGTAAGACAGATGATTACGAGAACTTTGAACCATCTAATCCTGAGGACTTAGTTGTAGCGGATGATAATGGATTGAGGTTTCAAATATCCTCAGAACAATCTAATGCGATACAATGGCTAAGAAGTGGTCCAATTCTTTTCATCGGAACTAGAGGTGGGCAGTATGCAGCTAAATCCTCAGCAGGTGCTATTACTCCTTCTGATGTATCTGTTAAACGGCAGAATGGATATGGTTCATCTATCGTAGAGCCTCACTTAATTTCTAACTCTCTCATCTATTGTGATAGGTCTACTAGAAAGATTATGGAGATGGTCTATAACTTTGATGTAGATAGCTATGAGTCCAAAGAGATCAGCGTAATAGCCAATCATATCCTTAGACAAGGAACGAGAGCTTTATACACTTCATATCAACAGACTCCCGACAATATCATTTGGTTTGTCCTAGAGTCAGGTAGATTGATTGGAATGACTTACTTAAAAGAACAAAACATTATAGCATTCCACAATCATGACATCGCAGGAACTTACGAATCTGAAACGGTCACTAGCGGTTATCTCATTGAAGGAGGTACATACCGAATTAAGTCTGTCGCAGGTGGAGCAGATTTTACCTCTGTTGGAGCAAGCAGCAATACGATTGGGGTCGAATTTACAGCAACGGAAATTAATCCAACGTGGGGAAGTGGATCACTCGCAAGAGTAACCAATGCACAGGTAACAACTATTGCAACAGTTCCATCCTCTGATAATCTATACGACGTTACTTATATGGTAGTTAAGAGAACTATCAATGGGAACACTAGACAGTATATCGAATACTTCTCTGATGATAATTGGGCAGAACACCCACAAGACAAGGACAGTTTATATTTCGTGGATTCTGGATTAACTTATTCTGGTGCAGCTATTACTACAGTTACAGGATTAAACCACTTAGAAGGGGAGACAGTTTCTGTCGTAGCAGATGGTGCATTACACCCAGACAGAACAGTAACCGATGGTGCAATCACTCTGCAGAATTCCGCTACACAACTAGCCATAGGACTAGGGTATAACGCTATTTGTAAGATGCTACCGATTGAAGTGCAAGGAGACTTAGGTTCTGCACAAGGTTCTATCAAGCGTGTATCTAAGATTATTATTAGATTCTGGAATAGCCTAGGCGTTCAAGTGGGTGATAATCTAGCCACTCTCAAGGATATACCATTCAGAAAGTCTACTGACAGAATGGACTTATCACCTCCTCTATTTACAGGGGATAAAGAAATACTTATACAAGATAGTTACGATAGGGAAGGAACATTCTACATTCAACAAAACAAGCCATTCCCTTGTAACATCTTGTTTGTCACAGCAGAGGTAAGGAGTAATCTATGATTGATATTTACAAAAGGAGGTTAGCGTGAATCTATTTAAAGTAGGATCATTAATGTTACAAGGGGGTTCCATGTTATTTGGAATGTCCTCATCTAATAAAGCATCGAAAGCAGCCCAGCGAGCAGCAAGGGAAGAAGCAAGTAGAATTAGATGGAATGCCGATGAGGTTGAGCGTTCTGTAGAGATTAATGATCAAGCATTTGCGTACAATATTGAAGCTAGTGAAATCGCTAGTAAGTTTAATGTTGAACAATTAAACAGAGAAGCAGCATTCACAGAATGGGCTACAGCGTTTAATGATACTATAGGTCGTAGACAAAAGCGTAGACAACAAGGCTCACAAGTAGTAGCTATTGCGAGGTCTGGTGTAACGTCTTCTAGTTCTGGATATGATGTAATGAGAGACTCAGAGATCGAAACTGAGTTAGAACTACAAGCTAATGCATACGCTGGATTAAGACAGGCTCATAAACTAAAACAACAAGCAGAGATTACTAGAATCCAAGGTGAGAACCAAGCATGGAATCTGAATTTCCAAAGAACAGACGAAAAGCGTATGGGATACCTAGAGGCGAAGGATTTACGTTGGCAAGCAAAGGTAGCAGAGATGGGTGGATCATCACAAGCATCTGCACTTAAACGTCAAGGAACTGCACAGCTTCTTAATGGATTGTCAGGCATGGCAGATACTTATATGAAATATGGTGGGGGAACACCAACATCAGGAACAATGACAGTAATGCC